TAATAAAAAATAATTTATATCAGGTTTTGTAGGGTCTGGGCATTTTATTGTTCCATTTGTGTTTGTGATAAACCCATTAGCTTCAAATTTTTTGCAACCACCTGGTGAATTAAACATTAATACACAATATAAGACAACACATTTTAATAAATATACATACCCCTGTTCAAATCTCCAAAATACATCCAAACCTTCGTCTGGTTCTATGAATATAGTGGGTAAATTAAGATCTGGTATAATTTTCATTATGTTAGTAAAAGTATCAAGAGGAGAAAGAGGTGGGTCAGATTCAAACCAAGTCTGCGCTAAAACTTTAAGAGATGTTACTTTATCCTTAAATGACATATCCTGAACCATTATTACATCGTCCAAAGTTAAATCATCTACAACGTTTGAAGGTATTTGGGGAAAAATTGCCCCGGAATCAATTGATGTTCTTAGATCTGCTATAGGTGATAGATTTGCACCGTTTTTAAAAAAACCTAAAAAAACATCATTAAAGTCTATTGTCCAATCCAAAACGTTGGGAAGGTTCGGTTTAATAATTAAATCTGTGTAAAATGCTGGAAAAATATCAATATTGTCAAACAACTCTTTAATTTTTGACTTTATTTTTGTTAGACGATTTTGTTGGGTTAGTTGAGTAAAAAAATTAAAAGCATCATTATAAACAAATAAATATGTTGGTTTTTTTTTTGCGCCTCCTGATTGTCCTTGAGGAGAAAACACCGGAATGTGATTATCTTTTAAAAGTAACAAACTATATTCATCGAGTGCTTTTAACTGGTCTTTATCTAAACGGTTAATTAGATCTAAAAATAAAGTTTGTAACATTTCTAGAGCAGCTTTTGCTTGGTCGGCGGTGAATCGGTTGGCGTGGCCGAATGACAAAAAATTTTTAACTCCTAACACATTATAGCTACCCACTGCGTCAGTTAATATTATAGAATAATCTGGGTCTTCTGGGTCTTCTGGTATTTTTCCATCAAATAATATGTCCAATGTTTGTTTAACAAGTTCAATTAGTACGGTTAAGTACTTGGTGGTAAGGGCAAATTCTGATGGGTTATCTTTTATTATTGGTAAATCTGTTAGTCCATATATAAATTCTTCTTTATCATAATTTTCAATATTATTAAAATATTCGACTTCATTTTCTTTTTGTTCTTGTATTTCCTCTTCGTCTGTTTCTTTGTCTATTAATGTATTTGAAACAATTTGAAGAAAATTTACAAATGTAGTATAATATATAGCAGATGCAGAAGCAGATTCTATTTCTGTTTGTTTTTCTATATTTACAAAATATGTCACCGGATATTGTTTTAAGAATAATTGTAATGATGGGACATCACTAATAACAGGTGCGACTTCAAACTTTAGGTCATATACAGTGTTTAGATCGTGTAGTCTAACTTTAATATCATCCATAAATTTATTAAAATCGTAAGTCGGTGGATTAGAAATAATACCTTCCACAATTTTATTAAGACCTGTGTTTATATTGTGATTTATATGTTTTATGAGATAATTACAATAGTTTTTTAATTGGTTAGATTGTGTTTCATCAAATTTCATTACAGAAACCATATATTGGTACACGAACATTTCTAGTTGTAATTTATTGTCAAGATAGAACTGGTTTATATAACTTACGTCGGCTATTGGGGGCGGATTACAAGAATATAAATTTGCCTTTACAGCAGTTCCTACAGCACACAAAATCGCTTTATAAATTAAAGCAAACATTTCTTTTATTTGATTAATCCCAGCCAATATACCTGTTATATTATCAGATATATTAGCTAATATAGCAGGCATATTACTATTAAATTTAACCCAAAAATCATTTATAGTTTTTACTAAAAATTGTTTACCCTCAGTTTTTAACATATTTACCTTTTCGGTTTCATCGGCACTCATACACTCAAAACTAATATAGTCTGTTAATATAAAAGTATACCGGGAGGCCTCTCCGTCTAATAGTAATTGAATATAATCTACATAATTTGTTACGCTAGTTGATACGGTGTTTAACATAAAAGCATTTGACACGTCCGGATACGTAGCCATTATTGTACCGAAATGTTGCATTAGACCTTGGTTAGAAGATAATAAATTATATGATGTTGTAACCCCCCCATCTTTGATTATCATACAATTGAAGGAATTTAAACCTGTGTAGGTTATTTGTATTATCCATTTTTCGACGTGATGTATATATGAAATCATATTTTGAGCAAAACCGTTTCTGTCAATATTACTTCTACTATTCACAATAAATTCAAATGGAGAATAAGTTCTTTCTGGTAGGTATATGAAACCCGGTGCTATACCCATATTTATTATTATTTTATTTCTAAATTTGACACCCATTGCCAACTTCGGGTCTACTATTATAAAAGAATCTGACTTGGGTTTATCATGTCCTTCTATATCAAAGAAACCTGTTGATTTTAAACAACTATACAAAGTTTGACCAATGGTGTTATTATAAACATCTTTTGTAGCATTTTCTAATGCTGTATCTATGCCTCCTCCGCGTGAAAAAGAACCAGAATCAGTACCGGGAGTACTTGGGCTGTTATTGCGTAAAACACTTAATACTCTACTTTTTCCAATAGGACTTGAAGTAGTAAAATCGTGTAAAGCTGAATCGTGACCAAACATATTTAATATAAAAAATGCCATTAATTCAGTAGGTAATATAATTTCTTTCATATTATTTAATTATATTTAAATTTTATAATTAAATTGTTTACATCCTTAAATCTAAAACCATACAAATAATAAATTTTTAATTTTTTTTAAAAATAATGTGTTTATAGTTTATTAAAATATGTTAGTTGGAATGGAAGGTGAAACCATTTTAGATTTCATTTGTTGTTTTTTCATATAATCTTGTTTCAAATCGCTATTTCTAAATCCATATTCAGGATTGTTAGTATCGTGTATAGAATTATAAAGATGTGGCTGATTGTTAGTTATATGGTTATTTAAAACAGAATAGGGATTGTTTCCTGAATCGTGAATAGTTTGCATAGTATTATATTTCATTATTTGGTTCGCATTTTTTTGCATATATTGTCTATATTTCCAATTTGAATGAATCCCATTATCATGTTGAATATTTTTGTTAGTTGCACCTTCTGGTTGCCATAAACTATATGACATCCCTTGAAAATCTTGTTGAGGATCTATAGTATAATAAATATGATTCATATTATACTAAAGGTAGATAAAATATTCAAAGGGTTTTTATTCGTCACCAAGAAGTTTTAAAAGTTCATTTTTTTTTAATTTACTTGAGTCAACTACAAGACCTTTATTGACAACTAATTCTCTTAGCTTGTTTAGTGACATTTTTTTATATTCTGTTTTATGTAAATGAACATCATCCATTTCTTCTAAATGTACGTTCCCTGTACCAAGTTCTTTAATAGATATATTGTTTAAAAAATCATTATTATCATCTGTTTCCTTTGTTTCGTGGGATAATTGAATATCTGTTTCTTCAAGTGTGTTTTCAAATTCAGCTAAATCTTTTGTAGAATCAAATACTAAATTATTTGCTATAGTATAAGACTTGTCATCTTCATCTATTTCTTCATATGGTATTTTTATATTTAAATCTAATTCTTCGCTTAAATTAATCGTTTTATACGTTTGTTCTTCTTCTTCGTCTTCATTTTCATCGTCTTCGCTTTCATTGTCTTCACTTTCGTCTTCGTTTTCATCGTCTTCATCGTCTTCATATTCGTCTTCGTCTTCTTCACAATCGCTATCATCTTCATCATCCGAAACATTAATTAATTCATTCTGGGCTCCTCCCATAAGTTGACTAGCATATTCTATTTTATCGTCTACTGGTAATTCTTGGCCTGATAATTGTTGTTGTATTATATGTATTTTATTTGTAAGGTATCGTGAATCTTCGGCCATTGCTGAAATTAACCCAATCATTGAATTTAATTTATGGTCTTGTTCTCCAATTCTATAACTAACATATGCAAAGATCGCACCTATTAATATTATAATTATAGCAATGCTAAATAAAAATGATGTACTAAATATATCAAAAAAAGGCATTCTTAAAAAAAAACAATATTTTTAAATTTTTTTTAAAACGAATTAGAACTTATTTTAATTTTAATTCAAATTTGCTAAATCTAAAATTTCTTTTGGATATTTCATATCATATAATACTTTTAACCCTCCTTTTATTTTTGAAATGCCTTCATTTAACTGATAAGTATATTCAAATTGGTCGTTTTTTTTTAGCGTTTTCATATGATAATTTTTTATCATTTTATTTTTTAAAAGTTTCTTACAAAGTTTAATATAATGTGTTGTTAAAAGACACGTCACATTTTTATATTTAACAATATAATCCATAAAAGCAAATGCGCTAGAAACAGCTTCCTCTGGATTTGTTCCAGAATATAATTCATCAAATATGCAAAAATGTGTTTGTTCATTATGGTCATCAATACAATCTATAATTTCCTTGCATCTCCTTGCTTCTGCTTGAAATAAACTGTCTCTACCAGATGTATCAGGTATATTTAAATAACAATGTATATTATCATATGGATAAAGTATTAATGAATCGAAACAACCATAACCAATTTGTTGAGATAAGAGAATATTTATTAAAGCGGTCTTAAGTGTAGTAGTTTTACCTGATGCGTTGGGACCAGTGATTATCATATTTTTATTTAAATTGCAGTCGTTTTTAATTATACTATGTTCTTCATCATTAATAAATTTGGGATAATACATTTTCTTAAATACAGGTTTATTTTTTTTATGTGTAAATTTTGTTTTGGTCATTTTTTTATCACCTATGTTAGTTTTAACGTGTCTTAACATATCAATATAACCATTAAAACCAAAGGAATATAATAATGCATTATGATAAACTTCATTATCATATATTTTATAAAATACACACATAATATGACCTATTTCACTTACTTTTGAGAATGAAAATGAAAAGGGAGTGATTTTATTTAATTCGTCATGTAATAACATAAGTGTATTTAGTTTGGTTTGATTAACAATATTAAAATCATTATATGTTGTTAGTTGAAAAACCTTTGAAGAATGATAATTTAATACGTCAATGGTATATGCCAAATAATTTTTGAATTGAGAAATATAATTATGAATCTTCTTCATATTAGAATAAAAACGAATACAAACTAACATATTTTGATAAATTGAAAATAAATAAAACGCAGCGGATATTACTAAATATATTTTTTGATTATTATCTACCTGATGAAATTGTGTAAATATTTTAAAAATGGCGTGATTAGATATAATAGATTTTAGTATTTCAATATATTGTTTAATATTTAATTCAACTCCTTTTAATTTAATAATAAAAAAGGGAATAATAAGAACAAAAATAGGTAGACATAATGATAAAATAGGTGACGCAATATTATAAATACTCATAAGCTGTAAAAAAGAGGAATTATTATTCAGTTTTTTTGCAAAAGCAAAATCAATATATAGATATTTTTCACAAAATCCAGTTTCATTTTTTATATCTTCCCATGAATTAATTATATTATTTAATTCAAAGTCGTTAAAATTATGTTTGTTGCGAATAGTATTTATCTCTTCAATTTCAAGCGTTTTAATTAATTTTTGCGTATCTGTTAAAAAATCTATATCAGTAGTATAATAATTCGTAAATTGTTTTATTACTTGTTTTGAAGATTTATTAGATGGATTAAACACGCTATCATAAATAGACTCTTCATCTTTATCAATAGAATTAACTAATTCAAGATCAGTGATAATATTATCATTAAGTTTTTTACTATTTTTATTATAAATAATAGGAATTTTAAAAATATCGTGAATATTATCTAAACTAGATTTTTTTATTTCAGTCATTATTTGTAAAATAGAATATATTATAATAATCTATTATACGAATTATTATTATACGAATTATTGTTATACAAATTATTATTATACAATTTAGTTGATTAGAAAATTATTAGGGAGTTCTTCAATTTGTGTATTATAATAAGTTTCAATTTCTTTCATCTTAATAACATCTCTTCTGGTAATAAAATTAATTCCTGTACCCTTTCTACCCCATCTACCAGATCTACCGATACGATGAAGATAATTATGAACATCTCTGGGTAAATCAAAATTAATAACAACACTTACTTGCTGAATATCAATTCCTCTAGAGGTTACATTCGTTGAAATAAGAACTCTGGCAGTACCATTTCTAAAATCTTTAAATGCTTTATCTCTTTCATATTTATCCATGCTACTATGAAGACAGCATACAGGAAACCCATCTTCCTTCATAGCTTCATAAAGGTCAACCACTCGTCTAACACTATTAGAATAAATGATACATTGAGCAAGTGTAATATGTTGATATAAATCTTTTAAAGTAAGATATTTTTGTCTATCATCTTCTACTGCTACATAATATTGTTTAATTCCTTCAAGAGTAAGACTCTCTGCTTTAACGCAAATTTTAACAGGATTTCTCATAAATTTATTTGCAATTTGATAAATATTACTAGGTAATGTAGCACTAAAAAGAGCAATTTGAACGTTTTTATTAAGAAATTGAAAAATATTATACACTTGTTCTTTAAATCCAGATAATAACATTTCATCTGCTTCATCAAGAATAACTAATTTTAATTTATTTGCGTTAATATGTCGTCTTCGAATCATATCATATACTCTTCCAGGACAACCAACAATAATATGGGGAGGGTTTTCACGCATATCATTCACATCTTCATCAATAGAAGAACCGCCAATAATAGTTTTAATACAAATTCCATTCATCATATTAGATAAACTATTGATTACATTTGTAACTTGTTGAGCTAGTTCGTGTGTAGGAACCATAATAAGAATTTGATTTGATTTGTCACTAATATTAATTCTTGAAAGGGCACCTATAGCAAAACAACCAGTTTTACCTGTTCCTGATTGGGCTTGTGCAATAATATCTTTTCCCTCTTTAATAGGTGCAATTCCTTTACTTTGAATTGGACTAGGTTTTTCAAAGCCATGTCCATAAATACTTCTTAATAGGTCGTGGTCTAAATCTAACTCATCCCACGCGTTATATATTTTAATAGATAATTCATTATCATTATCGTTATCGTTATCATTATCAGTTATACTTTTTTCTTTGTCATGGGGTATTATCCTTATATCATTTGTATTTTCAATCGACATAGTTATATTATAATATATAGATTGGTTTTAAGTGTATTTAAATTATATATTATATTTAAAAAAAATTGATATAAATAAATTCGTATATAGTTAATTACAGATATAATGGCAGATACTATGAAATACGATTTAAAACAAATTAATGATATTGCTTGTTCTGGATTTAAATTTGAAATTCCAGAGGACGCTTATAATATGATTAATTATTTATCTACTCAAGTAGGAACTGCTGGGTTATCTTCAACTATATTTGTTAAAACTGAAAGAGATAATAATGAAATTGCTATAAAAGATATTAATAATTCATTTGCTATTTCAAAAATCAAGAAAAGAAGGGGAAATAAAGGGATGGAGGTAAATTCAGAAGATTGGGAAACAATTAGGACATTTCAAGCTACTAAAATTGAACAAAAAACTGGTATTGATGGTGATATTGATAATATTCGTTTATTGCTTAATAAATTAACGGATAAAACATACTTGGATATTAGAGAAAAAATGATTGAAAAACTGGATAAAATTTGTCTTGAATTTGAGAGTAATATTGATAGTGATATTGATAGTGATAGAGATGAAGTTTATAGAAAAGTAGGTAATATTATTTATGAATTATCTGCAACGAATAAATTTTATTCGAAAATATTTGCTGAATTATTTACTGAATTATGTGGAAAATATACGTGGTTAATGAGTCTATTTAATGAAAAATATTTAAATATAATGGAACAATATGGTGATATTCAATATATAGATTCTGAAAAAGATTATGATGGTTTTTGTGAGATGAATAAGCAAAATGATAAAAGACGTTCAATAACTACTTTTATAAAGAGTTTGGCAAACAATCAATTTATTAAGAATAAAAACGTGGTTATAATTTTAAAAAAACTATTAGTGATGGTTTGTAATATGATTAATACTCCTGAAAAGAAAAATGAAGTGGATGAATTAACTGAAAATATAGCTATTTTATTTGATAAGACTATTATAGAAAATGTTATTAATAATGATGTAAATAATATAGATGAATTATATATTAATGGTAAAACAATCATTGAAACTATTAATAGTTTAGCAAAGTCAAAAGCAAAAGAACATCTGAGTTTATCGAACAAAGCAATCTTTAAGTTTATGGATTTAATTGAAATGTAAGTAAATGATGTATAAAAGATATTAAACACTATTTTCAATAATAGTATATGAATAATGATAATGTAAATTTTTTAATTGAAGAAAAAATGCAAGATACAAATACAAATACAAATTATGATATAAATTTTTTAATTGAAGAAAAAATGAAAGATATGTTGGATACATCACTCTTTGAACAAGAACAATGTAGCAATGAATTAGCCTATTTTATTGATAAATTTTTATATAGCAGTGATGAATTATTTTATGAAAAGTATACTGTAAAGGAATTATTAGATATATGTCAGTATTACGAAATAGATAATTATATTAAAAAAGCGAAATGTAAAAAGGCGGAAATCATAGATGCTATTATATATTTTGAATCCGTGCCTGAAAATTTTGAAATAATTAAAAAAAGACATACAATGTGGGCTTATATGGTTGAACTAACAAATGACCCAAAAATGAGAAAATATATTATAATATAGAATATTAAATCTAACTAATTTATATACATATGGTTGTATCTAAATTAGACAGTTCAATAAATTATCCAGAATTAAAAAGAGTAGATCCAGAAGATTTAAGCAAAGAAGCCAATTTATATCTAGTAGAGATAAAAGATTTAGAAGTGATTGTAGCTATTGGAGGTCCTAAAAATACATTTTCTGATAAAAATGTAACCTATTTTCCTGTTTATTTAGTGAAACATAATAACAAAGTTATTCAAATAGGGGTTTATGAGATTCCTTCCAGTAATATGGTAGATTATATTGATGAAGAATCAGTATTAGATGTAGAACGATTAAATTATCCATTAATTTATACATTTGCTACAAAAGAAATGATTGAAAAACTTAGAAAAGTAATAAAAGAAGAAAAACCAGCGAAAAAAGAAACAAAAAATAAACAAAAAACAGAAAAAACAGAAAAAATAGAAGAAACTGAAATATTAATTCCACAAATAAGAAGAGATATATTTACTGTAAGAATAGGTGCAAATATTCCAGAACAATTAAAACCCGAAACATTAAAAATGGCGCAAGATATAAGAGAAAAATATCATGAAAGCGAACACGATAATTGGATGCAAAAATTTATGAAAAATAAAAATTATTTAATACTAGATAATGAAGGTCAGGGGGATTGTTTTTTTGCTACAATAAGAGATGCTTTTCAAAGTATTGGTCAGGATACAATTGTCAGTAAGTTAAGAAACAAGATTTCACAAGATATAACACAAGAAATGTTTAATGATTATAAAGAAAGGTATGATATGTTTAATAGTGAAATAAATGAAACAAGAGCACAAACTATAATTAAAAAAAAAGAATATGATGAACTGAAAGATAAAATAACAACAACCATTGATAGAACACAACAATTAATTGTAAGAGATGCTGCGTTAAAGGTTAGAAAAGAATTTGAGCAAGTTAAAAGAGAAGGTGAATATGCGAAGGAAAATATAGCAGATGTGTTATTTATGAAACATATAAAAAATGTTGAAGAATTTAAAAAATATGTTAGAACGTGTGAATTTTGGGCTGATGCGAAAACTATAAATATAATGGAAAAATTATTAAATATCAAATTTATAATAATGTCTAGCAGTAGATATGATGATGAGGATTTAGATGGAGTATTGCAATGTGGTACAGATGTTGACCCAATAATATTAAGTAGAGGTGAATTTAAACCAGAATATTATATAATAATTGAACATACAGGAAACCATTACAAACTAATAGGATATAAAAAAAAATTAATATTTACATTCAAAGAGATACCATATGATATAAAGAAGATGATAGTAGATAAGTGTATGGAAAAAGATGCAGGTGTATTTTCATATATTCCTGAATTTGAAAAATTTAAAACGGAAATGGTAGGAACAGTTAAAGGTAAAGGGGTAGCAAAATTTGATGAATTAAGTGAATCAAAAATATTAAATCTATATAATGATAATATTATTTTTTCATTTTATGCAAAATCGTCTGATAAACAATTGCCTGGAAAAGGTCTTGGTGAGAAAATCCCAATAAGAAATATGAATGAATTTTCAACATTATCAAAAATACCAAAATGGAGAAAAAAACTGGATAATTTTTGGGTACAACCATTTTCAATAGATAATCATCGTTGGGCTTCAGTTGAGCATTATTATCAAGCGTCAAAATTTAAGAAAAATAATAATGATTTTTATTTATCATTTACGTTAGATTCAGGAACCGAATTATCTCAGAACCCTGAAATGGCCAAGGGTGCTGGAGGTAAAACGGGAAAATTTAAAGGTGAACAAATAAGGCCAAAATCAGTTGAAATAGATAATGATTTTTTTGAGGTTAGAAGTGATAAAGAGATGTATGCTGCTCAACAAGCAAAATTTACCCAAAATGAAGATTTAAAGGACTTGCTTTTAGAAACCAAAAATGCGAAACTAGTTCATCATAGAAGGTCTCAAGAGCCTGAAATATTTGATTCGTTAATGTTAATTCGTAATGATATTTTACACCCTTGAAGATTTTAAAACTTGTAAAATTGTCACCTTTTTATAAATAAAAAAATTGATATAAAAAACTTGCTATATATTATATATATAATATGGATACTATGTATAAAAAGTACATCAACAAATATGGAAATTTCTCACACATCCTCAATATTGAAATTGATGAAAGTATAAGTGAAGAAGAAAAAAATACAATTCTTTACGATATATTGAATTTAATTAATGAAAAAAATATTACAAAACATATATCAAATATGGATATAAGTCTCAAATGGAGGGTTTATGATAACACAGATTTATTATATTATTATACAGATGGTAATGGTGTTCTAGGCGATGTAGCAATATACGAACATACAAAAATATTATTAAATGAGATAAAGAAAATTAATAATAGTGATAAGTTTAACATTCGTCTTAGCAAACCGCTTAGTAAATCTATTTGTATAATGTAATTTATAATAAAAAACTTTATTAATAATAAAATTATTTATGGTGCCATTTTTAATCTTCAAGAGTATAAAGGGTGAAAAATAAAAAAATAAAAAGAATATAAAAATAATATAAAAATATACTATATGAGCGATATTGTTGAAAACACCTTGAATGAAATTTTAGCGGTTGTTACAGAGGAGCCGAATTGTGTTACAGATGAGCCAAATTGTGTTACAGATGTAGAAGATCTGAATTGCGTTACAGAAGAGCCAAAATGTGTTACGGAAGAGGTAAAATGTGTTACGGAAGAGGTAAAATGTGTTACAGAA